TATCAGATGTGTGCTGACAGAAGACAAGTCCGTGTCCGCGTAGACTTCCTTAAAGTTCAACCCGCCCAACGACTCAATCGACGCGCGGGTGGTGTAAAGAGTCGTCCATCCGGCTGTGGCGTCCGTGGTATCGGTTACCGTCCACTGGTCACCGGTAGTGCGGTTCAGTTGTTGAACGGTAACGATATGGCGGAGCTTCCCGGCTGCGATGAATAGGGGATCAACCATTTAGTTGTTTCCCCAAGACCAGTAGGTGAACTTCGCAGTGTCAAGCAGGGCGTTGACGCCCAAGGGAATGCTGGTCAGGCTGTACGCGCTGCTAGCTTCACGATTGTTGTACCAGTGGCCGACTAAGAGCTTTATTGCCACGCGGATGGTTTCGGGGCAAGTGTCTACCTCCGCGCCATCACCATAGGTGCCTGAAACGTAAGTGATCTGGACGCCACCAGGGAAGTATGAAGCCGCCCACGGCCAAAAGGACCCGGCAGCCGGAACGATGCGCCCAGGCTCGCTCTGGGTATCGGCAAAGTAGGTCGTAGGATCGATGGTCTGCGCGGTGCCGGTGCTATCCAAGTAAGTAATTGACGTGACGCTCACCAAGCTTGGTTTGGGGACGCGGAACATGACGCCATTCCAGTAGTAGGACCAAGTCCAATAGCCTTCGCCGTGGCCGGTGGCCGGGAGCGTATTGTCACCGATAAAGAATGGAAACCAGTCTTTGGTTAGCTGCCACGTTTGGTTATAGAAGGAACGATTACAGTAGTTTTCAGCGTACTGGCGGGCGGCAACGATAAGAGCGGTAATCAGGCCATCGTCTTGCGTGAAGCCAGGATCGAGCACAAGAAATGCTTTGGCGTCACTGAGCACCACGGGCTCAATGATCGGTCCTGTGATTAGACGGAGTTGTACCGACATAAGTTAACCTCTGGTTTCGGTGCGGGTCTTCCGGGTGGCCGTTTCTTTGACCGGTGGCGGTGCCTCTGCTTCCGAAGGCTCAGGGTCGATAAGCTTGGCGACTCCGATGGCGATCCAGGTTTTGGCTAGATCAGCCGGGACGTCGCGGATAACTTCTCCAGGACAGAAAGGGGCGAAGCCGGAAGAGACGAAGGACTTGACGATTCGTATTTGCATCTAACAAAGGGTTTGAAAGTTGGAAGGCTGGCACCAAAACGAAGAAGCCGGAGTCCTTCGGTAGAAGGGTCCGGCTTCTTTTGTTGTTACCGCCGTGGGCGGCTTTTTATGCGTGGCCGACCGAATTGACGATGGGGTGAGCGTTCGTCATGTCGAGTGAAACACCACCCGCTCTAACGTAGCCGATGAAACCCACTTCGAGTTGGTCCATGTAGCGCTCAGACAAACGAAGGACGGTAAGATCGCCCACCTGACGCAACAAATATCCGGCTTTGAAGTCGCCCAGTTGGACCGCGACGTTTCCGGCTCCGATGTTTGCCATGGACTGATTGAGAACGACGGGCCGACCAAGCAACGTGTCAAACGCGCCGCTGGACGGACTGGTGATAAATAAGGGCCTCGAAAGTGTGTCGGTGACACCCAACAGGTAGCCGCGTGTCGTGCTGTTCATCACGAAAGTGGAGTTACCCAGGTACGCAGGGTCAAGACTTGCAAATAGATTTACAATGTCTGAGTAACCAACGACGCCGGGGCCGCTGGTCGTATCCACGTTATGAGCGCCGGTAAGGATGCTCTGAATGTTGCCCGATGAACTGCCGTTGGTCACCAAGTTGGACAACCCACGGTAGTAGCGAACGCCAAAGGCGTTCTTCAGGAACTCATCGACGGAAAAGTACGAATCCTGCAAACTCTGGATCGACACCTTGACAGCGCCGGTCGTCAACATGTCTGGCGTGACGATCTTGCCACTTGTGGTTGGATCAACTTCAGGTACCGCAACGGTCTCACCAAGGACGGTAAGGCTGTTGGCGGTATCATCGACAAGGCCGACTTTGGTTGGCGAACCGTCGCTGACCTTCTGAACGTTAATCAGGCTGATGATTTGGCCCACGCTTTTTTCCGCCTCAATTAGGGACGGATAGAAGCCCTGGGGTATCCAGTAACCTACGGAACCTACGCCACCGGCACCGGTGGTTAAATCGCGGAGTTCAGCCGGGAGATTTGCCCCCGCAAAGCTGCCAGCGGTCAAGTAACTGCGGTTCTCTTCGCTAACCCGACCGAAGCGGATATAGTTGCTGAAAGCTTCCTTCTGCTTGGCGCTGCGCTGTTCGGCAGTTTCTTCCGTGGAAGGCATGCCGCCGTTTGGTTGCGGGCGGGGCGGAGTCGTGCGGGCTCGTTCCTCATTCTCGAACTTGGCGATACGCTCTAAAGAAGCGATGTCGGCTTCGCAGCCATCGGCATCGGTAATCATGAGATTAGCCTTGGCACGCTTTTCCGAATCGACGCCTTCACCAAGAAGGCACGCTTGAGCGTCCCTCAAAAGCTTGGTTCTTTTGTCTTTGATCTCTTGCAGAGTCATAAGTCACCTACGAATTGAATTAAGAGCGCCGCCCACTTCCGGTGGATAGCCTGCTTTGTGCCCCGGCCCAGATCGCGAGTTAACGCGGCATCGCAAGGAATGCTGGGACAGAACAGTTTCAACTAGGGGTTTGAAAGTCGGTTTACCGAAGGCTTACCGAAGGCTTATCTGGAACGCCGGTCAAGAATCGCGGCCAGAAGCTTGTTGGTTTCGATGGCATCCGGTATCTGAACCGTTGGGACATCCGGCAAGCCTTGCGGGAATAACAACGAACGCATCTGCACGCTAGTAGACGGGTACGCCGGGTACGGTACCGCGCTGATCTCCATCAGATCAAGATCCTTGACGGTCCGTACCGTGGTGCCATCTGGCGCAACAACCCAGTCGTCGTCTCTCACCATGAAGCCAAAGCTCATACCGGTTACGTCACCGCGTGAGATGCTCTCAGCCGTATCGTTACCTAGCGTGGTGTTCGGTAAGTCACAATCGAAGGCTAAGCCGTCGTCATTGGAGCGAAGGCGTAGCGTGCCGGATGTGGTGCGGCCAAGCAAGCCCTGACTCATATCGTGGCCGTACAAAGCGCAAACGTCACAGTTAGCATCGGCCAGCGTGCGGTTGAATGCGCCGGGTGCAAGGATCTCACTGAATCCGCCAAGGTCTAAAGACCGCGTGTTATACAACGCGGCCATGCCAGACATAGTGCGCTTACCGTCACCGGCTGCGCGAACCTCCAACCCTTTGCCGGTTATAAAGCGGACTTCTTTCTTGTTACTCATACTGATCCTCCGTCACTTAGCGCCTTCTTCGCCGCCGCTTCTTTGGCGATGTTAATCACGACCGCGCGGGTTAGTTTGGTGAGTTCGGCGTCCGCGAATTCGTCCGCCGTCTCCAATAACCACGCGCCCGACCGCTTTTCTAACCCTTTGAGCGCTTCCTTCAAAAGCTTGGCTCTAACATCGGCCTCGACGGCCCCATATTTGGCCTCAGCAAGGGTGGCCAAAGTGTCCACCAACGGTGTGAATATGTGGCTAATCGCTTCGTAATCGCGCTTGTCACGGCTGAGTAGGCGTCCCATTCCATCCCTAAACAACTTCACGAATGCCGCCGCCGCTGGAAGTGAGCGCTGATCGTCCGTAAGCGGGTCGGCTGTGTTGTCGCCGCTGTCATCGCCTGCTAGCGGGTCAGTGTCCTCAGGGTCGTCTTCCGGTTCGGGCGCGTTGCCGCCGCCCTGGTTCGGGAAGTTTGCGTCTTGCATGTTGACCGGCATCCAGTAGCATGAGCCCGCCAATCCCGGTATCGGATTGTCTCCCAAGCTTTGGCGGATATCGTTGGCATTCAGGAAGCCGTTCGTGCGGCCTACTGCGTAGGCTGTCATCTGTGAAGCAAAGTCGCCGCGCGTCAACTCGCGGGTGTCGAACTGAATGTGGAAGCGGCCCGCATTGCGACCAAGGGCGGGAAGCAATTTGCGTTTCAATTCCTGTTCCATGCGCACCAAGTAAGGACGAATACAGCCGGTCAAAAACTGAAGCTGCTGCTGCTCATGGTTACTGTTACTCAACCTACTTGTGTCGCCGCAAAGATGCCCCGGCACTTGGAAGAGCGCCGCTATCTGGGTGCGGTTAAAGGCTTTTGTTGCCAAAAATTGGGAATCTTCAGGACTAATCCCGATCTGACTATACTTCCAGTCGCCGTGCAATACCGCCGTCTTTCCCTGATTCACCCCGCCTTGCGCCGCCTGCCAGGATTCCTTGATGGCGGATAACTGAACGTCGTTCAGGTTGCTGGAGGTTGATAGCAGGCCACCCGGCTTACTGCCGTTGCCGAAGAAACGGGCTCCGTACTTCGTGGTGGCGACCGCGAGGCCAAGCATCTGCCGCGCCATCGCGATTGGACTCAAACCCAGCACGCCGTCGAAAGAGAACAGTGGAATAGCTATGCAGTCGGCGGCTTCGATAACGCGCGTCTGACCGGGCTGCATGCCATCGGTGGTGCTATAAGCAAGGCCACCGCCCGGTTTACGAATCGGGTGAGTCATCAGCGGGTGAAGGGGCCACAGGGCTACAACCTTGCCACCTACGCGCTGGATCTGGGCGTAGCAGTTGCCGGTCAGACAGAGTGAACCCGATAACGTCTCAAAGAAGGAGAAGGCCGTCATCTCTGGGTTGGGGTTTAGGGTGAGAAGGTCGTAAAGGTCGGCGTCAACAGCTTCGCGGCGTCCTGCGGGGAGAGTCTCAAATACCTTGGCCGGAAGACTTGCGATGGTTTCGGCGATGATACGGACGCAAACGTAAACCGTGCTTATCTGGAGGGCTTTGCGCTCGTCGATCAGTTCTCCGCTAGCGGTAGGCTCAGAGCCGGTGATCCAACTCCATACGGCGGGTGAGGAAAGCGATACGGAAGGGTTCTCCGCAGGGTTGCCGCGCGTTTCGGATGAGAAGCGATTGATGACATTTTGAAGAAAGCCCATTCACTAAGATGATTGGGAAGTTGGATATCACCAGACAGTAGGGGCAAAGCCTTGGCTGGGCTTCTCCACCAACGCGCGGCTCAAGCCCGTTATAAGAGCCATAGCCGGATCGATCTTGCTCTTACGGTCGGT